TTCAAAAGATGTGAACTCATGTAAGATACATATCTATCTACAGTTTCGTTCCATTCTTCTCTTCTATTTTCATCATCAAGCCATCTAGCATATCTAGATTTGTGAATAAATTGTTGATAATACGTGGGTAAAGTTACGTTACTTTTCATCTTAATACCTTTATAGTTATGTCTTTTGTTTTCATACCTATTATCTCATGAAATAGGTCAGTTAGCATATCTTCCAATATATATGGAAGTTCTTCCTTGTCAAGTGTGAACTCTTCGGTGTCTACTTCAGCAGACACTCTAATCGTTATTTTTGACTTTCTCATTTTTCACCACTGTAATTAAGCGAGATAAATACCACTCGGCTTTCTGCAAGTCTTCCAAAGGCTTGCCTTTATATTTATACCTCCACAGATATTTCAATATATTACCTTGTAAGTAAGCTTTAAACTCACTACCAGTGGCGGCTTCTATAGCATCAATGCACTCAATGCCAAAGTCATTATAGTGAGCAGGACTGTTCACCATATCTTTTTGTTCTTTCAATTTCATCTTCATGTACTCCATGTGTCTCATCAATGTAATGTCACCTGTGAATTTATTGTTTCTTCATTTATACTTAATCTTCCATCTTCGAGTACTTGGTCGGTATCCGTTATAGCAGTATGTACCATGCCCCTTGTAAGTAGAGCATAAAACATAGTGTCTTCTTCTGTCAACAAATTTCTATCATGACTATGGTAAATCTCTACATCAAAACCTTGGTCTAAGTGTCTGATTATAATAGCAGAATCTCCGTTATTTAATTTTATTTTGTTTTCTGACATGTAACTTTCTCCATAAAATGTTCTGCATCTACTATAGCTAGAGGCTTTTGTCTATTCATTTTTATAATAAGAAGAGGCTCTCCTGAGTTTCCATGCCCCACAGCTTGTTCATAATAATTATATATAGTTGTCATTCGTTCTGTATTCTTACACTCAATGTTGTACGGAAATTGCTTATATGCGACTGTAGATAATTGGACATCAGCCCCATTAACTCCCATAGGAGTGGATTTGATGTCCAAGTTAGTTACACTTTTAAGTAGATTTAGGAGTTTCTCCGCCACCCACGTTTGAAGTTTTCTTCCTTTTGCTTTCGCTGACCTCGTTGACATCTTCTTCTTCAATACGGATTTCGGTGATGTTTTTCGCTGGGATGGTGATTGTTTGACCTTCCGCTTCGAGGCTTGGAAAAGGGACTTCGTTGTTGAGTTCTTCGATGAAGGCATTTGCTTTCTCTCTGCTTAGTTTAATTATTTTTGCAATAGAAGAACCATCAGTACCTTTATACTGAAGCGTCATCAGCACGCCACTCTTCCGTAATGTGTGTGTACCAGACCCATTTTGGGTTTCTTCCTTTGCTTGGTAATTGTCTTTTGAACTCGAGGTCTTTCCAGCAGTTTGTTTTGTAGGGACAATAACTGCACTCAATCCCCAAGGTCCTATTACCTGTAGGTTTCTTATAAAAGACTTCCTCGACATCGGTGAAACACCTTCGAAAAGACTTTCTTTTAGATATTGATTTAAAAGCGTGTTGTATCTTAGCATGAACTTCCTCCTTTTCTTTTGTTGTGTTCTGTGCTTCTGCAATCGCTATTTCGCCAGTGGATTTATTTAATACAATCCACCCTTTAAATGGTTTATCACTAGCCATACCATAGCCGTGACCTTGCGTAACATAACCAAAAGCATCAGAGCTTTTAATTCTTTCATACGCATCATCAGGTTTGAATTTGTTTTCAAAAGCAAAAGGCGATGCAGTCTTTATATCGTAAATGCCATCGTCTAATTCAATATCAAATTCTCCTTCAATAGAATTTTTTTTATCAATCGGTAATGTTACTTTACCATGTGTATTTTTTACCTCTATGCCTGATGCTTGTATAATTGCAATCATAAGAGCTTCTAGTACATCTCCCATTGCCATACGCATCTTAAAATCATAAGTAGGAGTATCTTCTTTGACACCTTCTGCCTGCATCTGTAATTGGCAAAGAGGTTTACCTACGTTACTCATACGTAGTCTAAAGTCTCCTCGTTGTTCGTTAAATTGTTTATTTAATGCTTGTCTGCAGTTGTCTGCAAACTCGTCCAAGATGTGAGGAGGCATTTCTGCCTCCCCCTTAACCGCCTTTGAAAGGAACGAAACGATAGCGGCTTGTTTGGTATTCATCCTGTTAATGACTCAGGTAAGTCATCATTTAGAACGTCGTCAGAGGTCACAGTAGTTGCTTCTTGGTCTACCATTCTTCCCTGCTTACGCAGTGAATCATCATATTCCTTAATAACCTTAGTGTTCTCTTCGTTTATGTAATCCATAAAATACGCTAAGGTATCTTGGTCAGCAGGAGTAAAATCAACTAGCTTTGGAGCATTGTCAAATTTACCAACATAATAAACCAAGCCACCATTCTTCTTCTTATCTAAAGAAGCACGTAGTTTATAGAATATGAAAGGCTTCTTCTGAGCAGTCAAAGCATCCATAGGAACAGAAATAGGCATAAAGTTACTACCTCTTGCTCTCCATAGAATAGGAACATCTACTGCATCTTCTACCTTTGCACCTGTCTCATCAACTGCATTAAGAAAAGTAGCTTTACCAAATAGCATACGAAAACATTTAATCTCCTTCTGCTGTAAAGCCTTATCAGCTGACAAGGTATCTCTCTGAGAGGCAGGAACTGAACCACATCGAAAAGTACCTAACATGTCAGGTATCTCTGTTTGTGGATATAAATTCTTAGCCATAACAGATTTGTTGACCATCTCATTTGCCTCAGCATCATAGTGAAGATACTGATATCTTTGAACAAAGACTTGAAAGTCAATCTCTTTTGCATACACTGTTTTATCAGGTAGCGACACAGACCAAGAACCTGCAGGTAGTGAATTACCCGAATCGTCTTCATGGTCTCTGTTTATTTTTAGATAGAACATATTAGTGGCAGAACCTGTTGGCTCTTCCTGTCCTATTAGTTTAGCGATATCTTCAAAATTTGTATTTGAATTTACAACTGGTAATGTTTCCATATTTTACACTCCTTGTTGATGTTTGGAAATCAATTTATATTACATTAGGCAGAGCTAGTCAAGTTATATTCTTTCATATTTAACCAATCTTTACCTATTTCTAAATCCACAGCTAAAGGAACTTGCCAACTGACGTTATACTGCTCCTCAAACTGCTTGTCTACTTTAGTCATAGCATCATAAGTCATACGTGCTACAACTTCTTCTTCACCAGGATATACATCTAAAACAATCGAGTCGTGGACTGTATTAATAATCTTAGACGCAACTCTTTTATTTGTAAGTTCGTTTTGCAAGTGAATGAGTGCCAACGGCACAATACAACCACCTGCAAGACCTTGGACAGGATAATTCTTAATAGACGGTGCTCCTGACGCATTTCCGTTGGAAAGCCGTCTAGTATCCGGAAAAGCAAATTGCTGACCGGTATACATAGTAACAACACCATTCGATATAGCTTCAGTCTGTAAAGTATCATGCCATTTTCCTAGTTTTGGGTACTTCTCTACAAAAGCTTTATAGTATTCCATCTCATTGGGTGTACCCGTAGTACCCCCATATAAGGGCTTAAAAGTATGTGCTTTTGCATCAGTACGTTCTTCTTTAGTCACTTCTGCTTCAGGCTTATTAAATATAATTGAAGCAGTATATTTGTGAACATCACTTCCGTTCATGATGTCCTTAATCATAGTTTCATCACCACATAACTGAGCGGCAATCCTAAATTCTAATTGACTATAATCTGCTTGTAGAATAGAGCCATTGTCAAACCTAGATACAACCACAGCTCTCACTGGAAAAGTAGAACCTCTTGGCTGATTCTGAAAATTAGGGTCAGAAGAAGACAAGCGAGTAGTCCTAGTAACACACTGATTGAACTTTGGATGTAATAAACCATTACTTCTAGTATTACGAGAAATGCCACCAACAAAACTAGATAAATATACGTCAACCGCATTTAACCTTACAGTAGATTTGAGGAACTCTTGTGCTTTAATATTTCCATTATGTTTGGCAATTCCTAGTAATCTCACTAATGTTGTTTTGTCAGTAGCAAATCCGTTAGCAGACACATCCATAATATCTCTTGGATTCATGGTTAGTCCACCAATTTTAGGAAGAGGCATATAAATATAACCTGCACCAAAACATGCAGGACACTTGGTCGCCTTCTTCCATCTCTGTCCGTCCTTCTTAGTTTTGAAGAACTCGCCTTTACCATGACACTTGTGACAATGTTGTGCTTTAGTTTTGTAAACACGAGTTGTCATAGCTTTAATCATTGATGCAAATTGTGGGAAGCCAATACGAGGTCGCATCAAAGGTTTACCCTTTTCATTAAGACCTATATTAAATGCTTCAGCCCACTTCTTCTTATCAATAACTTTACGTGAGTAAATCAACTGACTTACTTGCTCTGGAGATGCAAAATTTATATTTGTATCGCCCATAACTTCACGACATATATCTTCCATCTTAGCTTTGAGTTCTTTCTGTTCAATCTCGTAATCGGCACGAACTTTCTCAAGAGTTGTGAAGTCAATCTTGATGCCGTTGCGTTCAATCACAGCTAATATAGGAAGAAACTTATTCATCAACGCCAAATGCTTTCGCATCGGTGAGTTGTGTGAAGTTTTAAAAATCTCTTCTTGTGCAAGATGTAATTGTTTTGTCGATTCAATATCTGCCACACCATACTCCTGGACTACGTCCATAGGCATAGTATCAAAGCCAATACCATCTTTCATATAATTGTGAATCAAGTCAGACTTCTTTAAAGCTACTTTCCTGCGTATACAAGAGTCAGCTAAACTCAAGCCCCACTTCTGTCCACGCATCAAAATATATTCGCCAATCATAGTGTCGTACACTTGTCCATCATAATTAAAGCCACTTTCCCAAAGCCATACCAAGTCAAATTTAATATTGTGACCTATTAGTACAGTGGTCTTATCTAGTACATCTTGCACTAAATTGAATGATTCTCCCACAGTCATTTCAGATGACATTTCGTCCATGTCCTTATGATAAAACCACTTAAATTCTATCGGTCCATTATCATGTGAATATTGAACTGATACTAATTTATTATTTGCATTAAATGGTGATGGGTCTGTTCTCCTATTCTCATCAACCACAAATGTAGTCTCTACGTCTAAATACGTTATTGTCATGCTGTATACCTACTCAAATCTGTGTCCAAGTTGCAAATGATTTTGCCATGGAAACCTGTTAATTTATTCTTTGATATAGTTAAGTATCTTTTCTTATCAGTATTGTCAGTAATATCAGATTTACCGATGCCTATGATTAGGTCAGCTTCTGCAGCTTTACCTGTCTTACTGTTCTCCATCATAGCATAAGTAACACTTGTCTTACCCTCAGCATCAGCACTAGCTTGACTGATGCCAATACCAAACAAATCATGACGTTTACATATCTCACGAAACTTTGTGTATATGCTACGTAACTTCTCATCTGTCCTTGCAAAAGCCCCCATCACATCAACCTTGTCTAGTTGGTCAACAATCAATACGTCAGGCTTTTTATTTTCACAATACTTATTAAGCCACTCAATAGATGCATCTACATTGTCAATCATAGTTATGTTAGGAGCAATGTCTGCAAACTTTTGTTTAGCTTGTGAACGATTCTTATATATATCTTCTTCACTGAACCCAGTGTATGCACTTACTGCACGGAGCATAGTTCTACGTGCAGGCTCTTCGTTAGTGATGATGTGAACATCTGCACCTTGTGAACAGAACCCGTTTGGTGATGCCACAAGTGAAACATAGAAAGCAGTCTTACCAATCTCAGGTCTGGCAAAAGCAATCATAAACTCTCCTGCCTTACCACCACGAACTGCCTTACCTAATGTCGGTACATTGAACTCCCAACAGTTTTCATTTTGTGCATATTCTAGTAACTCATCTAGGTCAGTTGTAATCGGAGTTACATCATCTTCTGGTACAAAGCCTTGCTCTGATTTATCTAACAAGGCTTTTACTTCATGAATTTTTTCTGGTGAGCCTTCCATAATGGCAAGCCCCATATCTGCGATGTTACGCCCTATCTCCTGTTGCCACATCTTTTTCAATACATCAGTAGCTACGTCAGAACCTATAGTAGGTAAATTCTCTATGTCATATAATACTTCAGCCACAGCTTCTCGTTTTGCACGAGTGGCAGTCGGATTACTGACTCTATATATCTCTCTCACTTCTTGTGAGGATAAGTCCCTTTCGTAGTTCTCATGTCCATTTACAATGGTATCATATAAGTCTGTTAACTCATTAGGAAACATTGAACGCATGACACGAGTCTTGTTTGCATCAAAAAATTCTTTGTGCATCAGGAGTTTAATTAATTGTTGTTCCATACTAATCTCTTAATCTCCTCTTTGTTAAAATATTTTAAATCGTCTTTAAGACGAACTACACTACAAGGTACAAAATACGACAAATACTTGTGTATGTCAAGCGACTTGCGGGTAGCGTCTGCATCCAGGCAGATGTGAACGTGTTTGTATTTACGTAAAGGTGTGAGGTCAGCATCTTTTAAGTTAGTGCCTAAAAGTGCAACACCAGTTGCTACTTGTGAAACTGCACAAGCACTTGCAGCATCTTCCACAAGTATGGCTGTGTCATGTTCACCACAAGTGAATAGCTTTGATGAGTTGCCGTACCTGTACCATTTAGGCACAACTTTATTGCTGAAACTTCTACCGATAGCATCGTAAACTTGTGAATCATCTTGGACTATAAATACAGTCCTATTCTGTTTAGGGTCATACATTATTTTGGCAAGCCTATCTTCCAAAGCGTGAATACAATTATTCCTAGTCAAATAAGCCATAGATTGTGAATGATTGTGAACTGGAACGAAATGCTCTGCAAGATGATAGATAGAATGATAGTTTTGCGAACTGACCAAACTTCTAATGTCATCTTTAGTTCGAGCTACATCTTTTGCACCTTTTATTCTGCAGGAAGCTTTATAACAATTCCATAAAAGTTTTCCGTACTCTTTAGTAATTGTAAACGTATTTCGCCCACCACACTCAGGACAATTAATTCTGTTGGACGTATTGTCTATTGGTTCATTTTGTTGTATAAAATCTTTAATATTCATCTTGTGTTCCTCTCTAAGGGTTTTCCCCTCGGCAAGTTTCTCGCTTATATCACAGCTTTTAAATTACGTCAATAAAAAAAAATACCCCCACTGACAAAAGCCAATGGGGGCAGGGGGAGGCAACTATTAATACTCATAGAAACCTGAGTGATAAGATGAACCTAATCCATAGGTATTAAGTTCAGTTCTCTTGATTGCTTCTTCTTCTGCATCAACAACCATCTCAGCCATATCTTCAAGATTGAGATTGTTTTTAACGAAAGTATATTTAACAAAGTCTACTTTCTGTTTACAACTCATGTGTTGTGGCAGACCTTCCTCTGGGTCATATCCCTCGAACTTATCGTTAAGCACATGATTGCATCTGTCGATTGCAGATTGGTTCATACGTTCCGAGTTCGTGAGAGTGCTCCTTGTTGAAACCATAGACCTCGTGTTCTTGTTCGATTTGTATGACCTGTCGAATGAAAACGAGTCTTGGTATTTCGAACGGTAACTCGAACTGTAGGGGGAGGACACCTCGTTCGGGTCTCTGACTACTGGCAAATCATGCCAAGTTATCTTCAACAAAGCAGGAACAAGAATATCTCTGAACCATACTAAGTCAAAGTTCTCATGCTTTGTGTGCTGACTTTTGTAACTGACTGAAACATTAGTACACTCTGGTATCAGCTTGGTGTAGTTAGCTGAGTCAGTAAATGAGCCACCACTGTTGCCAGACATCTGCTCTTTTGGAGGGAGCAAAGGATTCAGCTTTCCAGCCAGACCAGCAACAAAATCATCTGAACAACAACGACCACCAGTTTGATGAGTAATAATGTGTCCATACTCATATCGGTCAAAAGCAATACAATAGTTCATACCCTCAACAAGTTCAGGAGTTTGAGTAGAAATATAGTTTGAGCCGATACCACCACACTCTTCGCCAATGTGGAATACATACAGACCATCTGTGCCATTCATGATTAGCCTACACATAATGTAACAACCTAGTTTGTCATCTGCACCGAGTACACTTGATACGGGTTTGACTTGTGTTTGAGTATCAACAACTATGTCAGTAGCTTGCCAGTCATCAAACTCATTGTCTGAACCATAAACACGTTTACTACTGTTTTTGCCCATGAGAATGTAGTTTGCATACTTAAAGCCCGACTCTTCAGCCAAGTCACCAATCTCATCTTTGGTTATTACTTTGTCTTTGTACACATACTCGTGTACGTCTGTATCATATGATGCATAGACAATGCCATCATCAGTGATACGTAAGTCAGTCTTGTCTACTGGAACTTTGTGTTGCACAGTGTCCATGTGAGAACTGAACATGACTTTAGATTTTTTGTAGTCTCCCACCTTAATGATAAGATTACCTTTGACATCTATACGCATATCAAATTTTCTCTTACGTTTGGTTGTGCCACTTGTAAGTGCTTTCATAATGATATCACTTATCAATTTCTCTTTGCCGTGAGGTGACACAGTGGTCAGTAAATCGTAAAGTAAGTTATCCATCTGTTTACCACGAGTTACCTTAGTCATTGTTTCGACTTCTGGTTCTTCAACTGTTCTCCAGTTATTTATATTATATAGAGACATTATATGCCCTCCTTAGTTTGTTGTTTTATGTTTACACCTTGGGTAGTTTCGGCACAGCTTAAGGCATTATCTGTACCCATGAAGTTTATGTAGGCATTATCGAATAGATTAGTTATCTGCCCAGCTTCATAGCCACGAACATTAAATTTAAATATTCGTGATTTGTTTATCTTGACAAAGTCTTTTATCAAATTTTCATTTGGTGGTTCAGCTTTGACAAATTGTTTACGTTTACCTTGTATAGATAGGAACTTAGGTTGAAAACCATTTACAGTTAGTTCTTGGTAACCACCGAAACAAGTTCGATAATTTGAAAAGTAACACACTTTGACAGTTCCTTCTTCACGATAAAAATTACCAGTGATGGGATTCTTAGCACGTACATCTGTAGGTGTAGTTGCTGACATGCCCCATGATTGGTCATTAGCCCAACGACTTCTCATGATGACATTTTCTGTATCTGCCCAAGGATGAAAATACATAAACACACCTTCTACAGAACGAATACCAGCTTCAATGTTACTAAACACAGTAGGCTCGTGAAAGCATTGAATACCTCCATGCTCACGTGGCTGAGTGTATTCTCTCCACTCACAGTTGTCTGATGTGTGCCATCTTATGTAATTTTGACTGGCACAGTCAGAACAACAAAATATGTTGCCATCAACTGCTCGTATGTAATCATCTCCTTCCATATATATTTCTGCTTGGCATTCATAACACTCAGTATATTCATCATAGTCTCCAAATACATGAGCACCATTAGTACTTGTAAGATTGGGAGCTACCCAGTTTTTGCCTTCAGGAGATGCTCCATTGCATCTGAGTAAGCATTGAATAACGTCATCATGTTTTCGTATCCACATTGTAGATGCAGGCAGAAAGTCAAAGTATGGTATAGGACAAGTCTCGCTACCATTGTGATAAGCAATGTCTATATCAAACGTAACCTCTTTAACACTCATACGAATCTCACTTTGTTTAGAAGATTCGGCATATATGATGTCAAGGTCTTTAAGACGTTGTTCTAGTTCTTTCTTGTACACATCTCTTGTAGAATATATCCTAGTCCAGTACCACTTATTATCTGCTTGATTAAGATTAACAATGGTACGAGCAAGAACTGTATCCCCACGAGAAACATAATATCCACGAGTGTTAGGACATTTTGCATACCAATCAACTGGTTGGGCAGGCTTGTCCATGTAGAAACCGTGAGTGCTATCCATACAAGAACCAGGAGTATCTGAACTGTATTTAGTATACATCTTTCTCATGCTGTCTATGTCGTTAGCCTCATGCAACTCCATTGGCTTGTAGACATCAAGCATCTTCTGTGCAAGATTGTCCACAGTCTTTGGGTCAATGAGACTGCCATTGATTTTGACAAACCTAGCTAACACACGAGTAAGCGACATGGGCTTTCGCACATTCAATCGCTTACGACCTCGAGAAAAAGGTAACCATGCTTGTTTCCTATCTTCATGTTGTAAATCTTGCTCTAAACAATTAGAGATTGTTAAACAATTATTAGGAGTCCAAGGGTTCTCGTTGTGCATATTATTAACAGACTGTATATCTAAGTTTACAAAAGCAATACATTGCATACCACTTATCTCTGGTGTTTTACTTGCCCAAATAACTGGTCGTGTTAACTTCACATCTACTTGAGTATAGTTATTCATACCTTGAACAACTCTATAAGCAGTTTGTATTTCATTAGCAAAATCACTAACTGGTTTAGCAAGAATACGAAACTTACGAGCTGCAGACACAACAAGTGGGTGAACTTCGGTAGACATCTTAGCAAAATGTTTTTTAGGTAGTTTAAATTCTTCTGCTAGTCTGTCAATCTCTGCATTCACTTCTAATGCTAACTTTTTCATGTACTTAGGTGTAAGAACTATTGCATTAACATAATTATCTGACTTCAATAGATGGGGCATCATTCACCTCCATCATATACTGTGACATTTGCTAGACCTCGTATGGCAACCATAGTTGAATTGGGCAGTTCTTGTATAGCAACCCATCTACTATGACTAACGGATATATCTTTCGTCAGCTTTATCAAAAGCACATCGTCAGCACTGTTTCCAGTGTGAGTTCTGCCAAGAACTAAATACAAATGAGGATAACCATTGCCATCAACATCATCACGCAAAGAGACAACAGTATGTGCATCATTAATTGTACCTAACGTAGCTAGTCGAGGTGTCTGGTCGAGTTCGACATTGAACTCAAAATGACCAACAATCTCAACTTTGTTTTCAACTCTACCACTGTGAACAGGCGTTGATGTGAAGTTAAGTGGATAAGTTGAATCTTTATCTTTCATACCTGCAGGAGATACTGGTGTATTCCTAGGAAACTTTAGAGAATAATAAACATTATGATACTCATCTAAATGAGCATACAAGTAGCCTTCCCCACTACTCGGTATATATCGAAATACATGACCAGTCGAAACTTCTCGTCTTGTCATTTCTTGCCCCACATTGTGTATGGAGATTTTTTTATCAGTACTAATAAACATAGCGATTCCTTTCTATTGGGTTAGTGATAACATAACGTCGTTTGTAGTCTCGGTCTAGCAATCTCTGCAAAGCAAAAGATGTGTATGCTAAACCTTTCTTCATGCTGTCATTACGATAATGATTATCTGTATAGTATCTGAAGTCTTTCATGATATCACCGAGTACAGATTTTTGTTTATATATCATAGCGTCAATGTCAGCTTGTGAAGCTCGTCGAAGTTCATACACATGGCATTTAATAATTAAGTCTTTGTTGACTCTATAATAACCATCTGTTGTTGCAAGTGTACGAACATTGTACTTCTTATCGCTGTAGCCCATGACTTCACCAAAGAATGTTAGGTAGTCAGAGCGAGTTTTATATTTGACTATGACAATCTCATAGTCATTGAATGCTCTAGGCATTGGCTTTTCCTTTCTATTTAATGGTTGACAGGAGTTGAAGGAATCGAACCTACATCTTCAAGGTTGGAACTTGGTGTCTTTCCATTAGACGAAACTCCTGATTTCTTTAATTATACGAAATTGCACTTAGTTGTGCAAACAAGTGAATAGTGGCTAATCGAATGTAATTACGTTTAAGCCAACTTTTTTGAGATTGTCAGCGACATCATATAACAAATCATCATTGTAATGTTCTCGCCACAATCCAGTAGACTCAATAAGTTTAGGACTAACTGACATTATATCCTTGATATAAGTGTCGCCATATTCCCACTGGTCGTAAGTCATTGGGGATTTGACTGCACAATACCAACGAGCATATTGATTTTTATCCTCGTTCTCTTTGGATTGATAAGTCTTAAGTACACGCCATTCAAAGTACATACCATTACTAGGATTATCTACTCTGTATGTTGCATACGCATTTTCTGGTTTGGTTGATTTACCAAATAAAGTTCTATTTGTCATTTAAAGCCTCCGATAGGTTATAGTCAAAGTTTTTTGGGCTACAAGTCATGTCATATAATTGTTTTTTATTTGTAGCTGGTTGATATGCTCCTTTGTGAGTTGGTACTAAAGCGAAAGTAGCTTTGATACTAGAATCCATAAGAGAAGCACAAGTAATACAGTAATCAGCGAAGAACTTTGCCACAGCCTTTCTTTTGCTCGGGACATTATCCCCACATTTTTTACATTCATAAAACATATTTTCCTTCCTAGTTATTATTGATTATTCTTAATAATAGCAAAAAGCCCCACCTTGTGCAAACAAGATAGGGCTAGGGTAGTGAGTGTGAATAGCTGTGAATTAGCTACAGGTGTGAATCTCTGTGCTTTGCTATTGCGTGTAGGAATCTATTAGAATCAAACTTAGAATTGTCTGCTTTAAAAAATCCAGTTAGCAAAGTAACATCTGCATCAGATATATTGGAGTTGCCAATTATCTTGGCAATCTCCTCATAGTGTTTACGTGTGAACTTGGACATCTTCATACTCCACTTCAAGTGTGCGACTGTATAAGGTTATGCCAAAATCATATCCCTGCTTGTAATATGATGACCATCTTTTGTCATCATCAATATTACCATTTAAAAGACCATCAGCAACACCATCTTTAAATAAAGAAAGATAAGTTTGTCTTTTTATAATTATAGGATTAATTACCTCAGACATGTGAATCCCCTAACACAAAACGTTCAACATCATCATCAGGCACACCATATTTACTGGCAACCTTTTGGTAGTTGTCAGCGTGTTCCTGTGCTTTCTTGAGAAACTCTGTGGCTTCATGATGTGAATTAACAACGACAATAGGTATGCCGTTGAAAGTGTCAGGGAATCTGTTATCACCGTGAACGTGACGTTTTTTTGCCCAGATTACGTATTTGTTATCATATTCTCGTTTGCGAATATCAAACTTATTTACATCAAATGTCTTCATTTCATTTCCTTTTAGTTGTATTGATATCCCATCTATAAAATATATGGTCATCAATTCTTGTTATATAGGTCTTAGTTTCTGCCCAACTAGGTTGGACATAGTGAGCATGGTAGTGAGTTGCTCCCTCGACAAAATCGTCTAGGTTGCCATAATAAACACCATTAGCAACTTGCAAAGCAAGTTCCCATGCTTTCTTTTGTTTGGCTTTATCACTTTTGCCATCACAATACCAACTGAATTGGCATTGATTCTTTATAGGAATTTTAGGATTCCATTTGTATGTCAAGCCCTGCTTAACAACATCACAAACATTGTTTGGATACCTGGAATCCTTAACTCTATTCATTACAACTTGTGCAACTGCAATCTGTCCCACGAGGCTTTGGTTCTTTGCCTCGTGGTATGTGTTGAGTGCCAAGCAGACTACTGCTTCAATAATCATTGTGAAACTCCATTAGAGTGCAAGGTAAAACCCTGCATAAAATATTAAAACAAAAATGACTGAGAAGAATATAGCTTCAAACCATTCACGCATTTACTTCTCCATCAAAACTAGATGATACAATTTCCAGTCCAAATATACTTTTCGCTGCAGGGGAAGTGAAGTACTCATATTGTCTTTGAGCCACCATAGGTTTATCTGTAGTGAATTCATAAATTTTTCTGCGACCAACAATAGTGTATTTGATGGTAAAAGTTCTAACAACGTTTTTTTCTTTTGTCATTATCAATCTCCTGAATGTGAATACGAAAAAGATTTGCCTTGAATACTCTTCGGTAAAGAGCATAACTTTTAGTGGCAAGTTCTCTAGTAGCATGACGAGATAGAGTTACAAACTCAATCTCATCTTTTTTGATTTGTGATGGAGTAGCCAAACTTTTGGCATACTCATAATCATCACACAAATATTGAACAACGAATTGTACTTGCATTATACTTTCTCCTCGTTTTTAAGTTTTGATTTATTGATGTCGTTATATGCAAAAGTTTCAGCATCAGCAATTATAGTCTTAAGTTTGTCAAGACTTGTATAAATTCTTTTATGCATCTTCTCAAGCAATTCAACTTCACTCATGGGAAGAGGTTGATTGTTTTCAGCTTTCTCACGAACAGTAAGAAGAACCTCGTTTAAGATGTTCAGTTCATATTTACGAAGTCTGTTCATCTCAACATTTGTTCCCCCAATAATTTGTTGGAATGCTATAAACAATGTGTACTCCAACTCTTCTTTTTCCCAAGTCTTATTTGAAATAGGTTTTGACATAAATAAATCTCCATCAAAGTTAATTTTAAGTATTCTTTATATTACCAAGAACAAAGCACTTGTGCAAACAGACATGACAGCGACCACCTTTCGAAAAAAAATATGTGAACACAAAAGCCTCTGCTTTATTTACCCACAGCCACTGAT